ATCCGCGCGGCGAAGGCGAGCACCGCGGCCTCGATCGCACGGATCGCCCGCCGGTCGAGCGCCGCCATCTGCTGCCGCGCGAGCTCGACGGCCGCGACATAGGGAATCGGATCAGCCATGACGCATCAGCCAGTGCCCGCGCTCAGACAATTTCATCCGAGAGCCGGACGGCGCGATCGCTGCCATTGGGCCGCGTCCCTTCATCGGTGCTCGCGTTCTTGCCGAGATCGCCGCCCGACGGTTTGGGCGGAGGGCCACCGTTCCGACCGCTCGCCAGTCCCGGGAACGCTTCCGCCTGGCGCTGGGCGGTCAGCGCTTTGGCGTCCGCCGTTTTCAGGACGTCGGCCAGTGCCGCGGTTACCTCCGCATCGCTGAGCAGCTTCTCCGCCGCGTCCAGCGGCAGTTTGCCGATCGCCACGAGTTTGAGCGCGACGATGTACTGCATGAGCACCGGCGGCATCGGCACACCGGATTGCAACGTCAGCACGTCCAGCAGCTCGCGCGCCTTGATGTCCGCCGTCAGCTCATCCTCGTCGGCACCCAGCCCCTGCCAGTTCGCGATCTGGAGCGCGGCCGTGACTTTGCCGATGATGCCCACGGGCACCGCGCGGTCCGTGCCGAGGACGCGTTTCTGCAGCCGCTCGATGCCAATATCCGGGTCCGCCGGCAGGAAATTGTCCGAGCGCTCGACGCGCGCGACGTACCACGATTTGCGGTCCTTCGGGAGCTCGATCTGCGCGACGCGCCACGCGGCCTGGTTCTCGGCATCATCGATGGTCGTCTTGAGCAGGTTCAAGAATGCCCCGGCGCCCCGCGCCACATCCTGCCGCGCTTCGGTCGCCGTGCGTTCGCGCGCCGAGTCGCCATACGCCTGGTGCGCGGTGTTGTAGAACTCATCGACTTTCCGGATGAGAATGTCCGTCGCGATCTTGGCCGGATCGGAGGGCGGCGCCACGAACGAATGCGGGCGCTGCGCGGTCGGCGGCACATGCATCAAATTCCAGCCCTGACTGATATCCTCGCGGATGGTCTCGTATTCCGCGCGGGTCCCCTCGATGAGGAACTTGGGGAAGCCGAACGAGCGGATCACCGCATCGCGCACGGACTCGAGGTTGAAAATGGCGAGTGCCTTTCGCGCCCAGAGATAGCCCACGTCGCGCTTCAATGCCAAGCGCACGGGATAGATCGGGAGCGCGGGCTCGCCCGTGGGTCCCACGAAACGGTATGTGCCGAAGTCCTCGCCCTCGACACCACCAGTCGCGGCATCGACGGCGAGCGGTGCCGACATGATGTCGGGCCGGTCATTGTCCCGCGTCATCCGGTAGCGCTGGAACCCGTCCAGCCGGTAGAGCATGAACTGCCGCGTCATGTCGCTTGGCCGGGACTGGATCGAGGTGCGCGCATCGACCGTCTCCTCAAGCAGCACCTCCGACAGCACGCCCTTTTCATAGCGCCAGTTGGGCACCGCGAGGGGCGAGATATTGCGGAGCATCGCGCGCGCGCCCTGGCTATAGACCAGTTGCCAGTGCACGTGCGTCGTACAGAGCTCGGAGGCCAGCTCCTTGAACACCGTCAACCAGCCGTTGCCGTCCGGGTCCGCGTGCTGCCAGAGCCGCCCGATGATCGTGTCGGGATCATCCGGATCGCCGAGCCCGTGCCCGGTGTCATCCTGGAAAATGCGCGTCGCTTCTTCCTCGACGGCGAAGAGCATGCCGACGAGCCCATCGATCACCGTGGCGAAGTGCGGCGTGTAGTCCGCGATCCGCATGCGCTCCTCGAACGCCTTCGTATGTTCGCCCTGCGCTTTCTGCACGAGATAGCGCGGGAGCTTGGCCGGGGTCACCACATCGCCGGTATAGACATCAGTGGCGATCACCCATTTCGGCCGCCGGATCACGTATTCCGGATGCTGGAACTCGAGCCACGATTTCTGTGCGCCGGGGACGCCGGACGGCGTGGTCTCGATCTGCAGGAACGCACTCGTGGGCGCAGTCATAGGATCCGTTCGAGGTTAGAGATAGGCGAGCCCGGGACGCCCCATCTCGGAGCGCGCGCATGCCTCGCGACCGAGCCAGAGCAGCATATCGGAGACGAGCAGATCCTTGCCGGTGAGCTGCGCGGTGCCAGCGACGCCGCGCCGGACCCCCAGCGCATCACGCACTACCGCCGCGGGCGGCAGGGGCACGGTGCCATCCTTGGCGCCCTGGAGGAGCTCGCGCCCGGCGTCCAGCATGAGCGGCTTTGATTGCGCGGTCGTGGCCCAGCCGATGCGATCGGAAATGGGGCCGTCAAACTGGCTGTCCAGCGTCTCCCGGTGATAGAGTTTATCGAGCGGATACGCGTGCACGTCGCGGAGATTGCGGAGCCAGGTGATGCCGTGCATGTTCTTCTCGACGATCCAGAAGGGCAGGTTGAAGCGGGTGCGCGACCAGCTATTGAGCAGCGCGGCGCCTTCCGTCGGGACGGCCGCGGCGTCCGCCCATGTGGCAATCAGCCGGAGCGATGGAAAGGCGCGGACGATCCACGCGGAGCGATCGCCGCCGCCGCCCTCGGCCGTATCGCAGCCGCCGATCGTGCGCTCGCCAGCCTGTACATGGGAGAAGATCTGCAGCGTGCCGTTCAGATGCGTCTCGATCGGCTCTGGTGCGCGCTGGAGCAACGCGCGGAGCAGCGCCGCGTCGTAGAACATGCCGCCCGCCGCGACCCAGCAGCTATCCGCATCTTCGGCGTATTCGGTGCGGAAATCGGCGTCCTCCAGTTCCGCGATCTGCGCGCGCCGCCACTTGATTTGCTCCAGGTCCAGCCCCCGCCGAGCGACGAGCACGTGCTCATCCTCATCGAGTGTGCCCAGCTCGTCGGGCGCCTCGAGCGGGAGCCGATAGTGCACGGGATCGCATTCCCACCACGGGAAGAAGAGTGGGCGATAGCCGCGCGCTTCCGCGTCACGCCAGAACTCGTGCGCCGGCGAATCGAAGCCGGAGGCGGTGGTCTCCAGCACGACGACGGATCCCTGCGGGACGAGCGCGGGCACGGCGGCGCCCAGCACGTGCGCGGGGTCGTCGAAGTAGGCGAACTCCGAGCAATGGAGACGCGCCAGCGTCAAACTCCGGGCCGCCTCGCCAGCGCCCGCCGTCTCCGTGAAGAAATGCGAATCGAGCCCTGGGAAGCTCACCTCGCGGACCGCCCGGGCGCCGACGGTGGGCAAGAGCGACGGCGGGAAGTGCAGGAGTGCCCGCCGCGTGATGCCGAAGATCTTGTCCGTCCTGTCGCGCTTGTCGCTCATGGTGAGCGCATCGACGCGCTGACGGGACCAGATCATGTGGAGCGCCTTGGCCTGCTCGTAGGTCGTCACGCCGCCCTGGCGCGCCTTCAGCACAAAGAGACGCGCGCGGCCCGTCGTGCGGAGCTGCTCCGCTTCCGCGGCCTCGATCGCCAGTTGCACGGGATTCAACCGCAGCGGCTCCAATGTCTGCGTCTTGGTGCGGATCAGGTAGGCGCGGGCGCACCACGTGGCGAAATCGCGGCGGAGCCGCTGGATGGCGGAGACCGCGCGGTGCCGACGCTGCTGCTCATCGCCACGCGCGTCGATGGGCCGCGCGCTACTCGGGCGTGCCGCGCTCGTCATCTTCCGCCGCCGCGATCAGATCTTCGAGTGTGCGATCGCGCGTCTCAGTTCGGAGTTTGTCCGCCTGGCCCAGCCACTGTTTGCCGAGCCAGATGAGCATGGTGCGATCCCCGTTCACGGCGAGCTCGTACTGTCTGCGCCGGAGATTGGCGAGCGCCGGGCCATGCCGACGTTCGGCGTATTCGCGGAACGTCATCCCGTGCGCAGCTTTGATGGCACGCTCAATGGTATCCTCTGAGACGCCGGCGACGGACGCGACTTCGCGGAGCGTGCAGCGAATCCCGAGCAGCGCATCGACCTGCTTCCAGTTGATGGGGACGGCATCGAAGGTGCCGCGCGCAGTGCGGGGCGCGCGCTCGCGCGGACGCGATTTCGGGCCAGGAGCGCGTTTTCGACTCATTGACGCACCCCGAAGGCATCCCGAACCCCTAACCCATTGCTGGGCTGTGCGTTACACGCCTTGTGCCGCACTGCGAATGACCGTAACTTGTTGTCATGAGCCACGTTACGCAACTCAGGCGCGAGCATATCGCGGTCCTCCACGAGCCGTGGCTGGGGATGCTGCTGGATGGGCGAAAGACGGTCGAGTGTCGCGTCGGCGCCCGGCCGCCACGGGCTGCGGCCGCTCGGGCCGGCGACCTGCTCCATCTCCGGCCGGTAGGTGGCGCGCCCGTCGCGACGATGCGCATCGAGCGCATCGATGACTACGGCTACTGCACGCGATCGGATCTCCGGACACTCGCGGCGCTCTACGCTGTCGAGCTGGGGAACCCCACTGATCTCTCCTATCTCACGGATCGCAGCGACGGCTACGCCATATTCCTCTGGCTCGTGCGCTCGCGCACGCAGCGTCCGGCGCGCTGGCCTGCCTATCAGCCCTGGTTCACGATCCGCGCGTAGCATCATCATTCCGGCTGCTCCGGCGTTCCCACATACTCGAATCGGTACGTGGTCACGTTCTCGCGAAACGAGTCCTTCGTGCGCAGCAGGCGCGCGCCGTAATTCGTGCGACCGATCTTCCTGTCCGTGCCGAGGTAGCGCCAGACGCGCTGGTTGCGCATCGCGCGATAGACCGGCGCCGAGGAGAATTTCGCCATGACGCGATAGCCCCGGCGCACCATCTCGCCCGACGTCAGATTGATGACGCGAATGCCGAGTCCCAGCCCCGCATAGTCGGGATGAATGACGGTGCGATTGCTGTGCAGCACGCGCCGGTGACCCGTCCGTTGCGGTGTGTACTCGGCGAAACACTGGAAGCCGATCTGGTCCGCGCCGTGAAACACGCCGAATGTGACGCAGAGTCCGGCGGGCAACCTGTCGCTCAGATAGTGATATTTGCTAAACATGGCCCATGTCCGGCGATCAACGGGTGCGATGTCGAAGCGGAGATGCTCGGTTCGGGTGAAGCCTCGCCAAAGTCCCCTCCGGTCCGTGTATTCCTGACGATTGCAGTCGATGACCCAATCAGGATTGAGCCAGTCAAGCACGTCGTAGTGACACGAGAGCAGGACGATCCGCGCGCCCTCGCTCCGCCGCGCGTACTTTTGCACGCAATGCGACATGACCTTCGCGACGGTGCGATCGACAACCGAGGTCCATTCATCGATGACGACGGGCGTCTTGGAATTGGCGCCGGCGAGCTTGAGCGCGGCTTCAGCGCGCGCGCGCTGGCCGTTCGAGAGCGTATAGAGCGGGCGGATCCAGCACGGCACACTCGTGAGACCAATGCCGGAGAGTGCCGCCGCGCATCGGTCGTAATCCCAGGACTCGGGGAACTGATCGATCACGGGCCGCGTGTCGTCCAGTATGGTGACGAGGGCCGCGTCGCCGAAGAGCTGGCGCGCGAGCGTCGTCTTGCCGGAGCCGGATGCGCCGACGATCACGCCCAGCTGATAGGGCGTCTCCAAGTCCAGCGTCACGCGCAGCTCGTGCACGCTTTTCTTTTTCACATCGATGTCGAGCGAGTCGGCCGCGCGCACGCAGCGGAACGATGCGGCGACCGGCGACTCCAATCTCACGTGACAAGTTTGCATGCGTAGCCCTCCGCGGTGAGGCGTTCGTAGAGCGCGGCCAATGCATGTTCGCCTGGACAGGTGACGACACAGAGCCATTGCGTCGCGTCGGCGGATGCGACGCCACCGGCGTCCGCCGCGCTGTCCGATGGCGTCCATGTCAGCATCTGTTCGAGCTCGCTGCCGTCGAATCCCGTGAGCGTCGCGTCGAAGCCATGCGCATCCAGTTCCGACAACAGCTCCGAGAGTTTCCCGAAATCCCAGTCGCCGTCGGTCTTGTTGAGCGCGACATTGAGCGCCGCCTCCTCCTGCGCGTCCAGGTCCACGACGGAGACGTCCGCCTCGCGCGCGCCCTGGGCCATGAGCACTTTCAGGCGCTGATGGCCGCCCACGAGGTGGCCCGTGCGGCGATTCCATACGAGGGGCTCGACCAGCCCCCAGCGCTCGACCGAGCGTCGGATCTTCTCATATTCGGGATCGCCGGGCTCGAGATCCTTCCGCGGGTTGTAGGGCGCGGGATTGAGCCGCGATACTGGCAGCCGCTCGATGCGCATCCCGGGCGGCCCATTCCGCTTTTTGTCGGATTTACTCCGCACGGTGACCGCTTTGGTAGGGCGCATCGTGGGCTGCGCCGCGCGCGATTTCGTGCTCGCTCGTGTCGTCGTCATTCGCTCACTCCTCACGTCCCTGCGTGCGCCGGAGCCGGTTCAGCACATCCTCGGCGAAGTTGTAGCGCAGTCGCGTCCCGTGCCGCATGCCCTTGAGCCCACCGCCGTTCCAGTCGCGCAGCTCCTCCAGGAGATC